CTGCCATCTGGTAGATGTTCCCGCCCTTGTGGCTCTAAGCCATTAGCCCACTAATGTGGGGCTACCCCGCGGCGTTTAAGTGTGACTGCGCCGCGCAGTGCAGAATGCGTTAACGAACGCTTCTGAGATCGAGGACGGGACAAATCGGCCCGTTCCAGATCGAGGAAACATTTCGTCATCGCGCTATATCCGTCTATCTCATCAGAGCGATGAGACGTTTCGGGAACCAACGCCCTTACTTCAGGTCGTTGGAGATCACGATTCCATCTGTCGATGGACTCGTAACCGAGAAACGAGGTATAGCCTAGACCAGGAGATGTGTCAGACAAGTAAGGAATATTCCCTACTGCCCTTTCAAGCATTATTTGCATGAAAGTGGTTGTCATCCAGTATCCCTTCTTATAGAAGAGATTACGAGAAGCAAGCCATGACATAACTTCCTGACTAGTTCGCTTGTTCTCAGGGCGCGCTGTGTGAATGTAGATAGGTGTAACCTCTACACCAGCATACGCGTCAACTCCACATGACTCTCGGAAGTTTCCACTCACGAAAGTCTTGTTTGGATTCACCTTGCAGTTGTACTTGCTGAGGTGATCGAGAACAACGTCCGCATATGCGGATGGCACGACTAAGTCGTCACCATACACATACAGCTCTCTGGTAACCTTATAAAGGTTACGGAAGCTGCGGGAGTATCCTTTGGCCCGCATCAAGGCTACTACACAAATAGTGTAGAAGTACATAGCCTCGATCGGAAAACAAAGGGCAGAACCCATGGAGGCGAACTTTCTGAGAGGAGACACTAGTGTCCCATCAGGAAGAACGGCTCTTGTACTTCTACATGCATTGATTGAATCCCTTAAATCAGGATTACAATCAAACATGCCCAAAGCTAGCTCGAGAGGTACTCTGTCGCTTGCGTCAGACAAATCGATCGTTGCTAATCGACGTGTAGAAGAACTGTTCATTGCATGCCGCTGGTTTACACTCTGATCAACAAAATTTATGTGACCAGATGTCAGCTTATGCGACTCGAGCTTATCATAAAGATAAGCTCGGATAGCTTGTTGTGTGTATTGCATACACACAGGCTCAATAGCAATGACACGGGGAGCTTTTTGAGTTTTAGGGACAACAACAACCCTCACGGGTTGTTCTTCTTCCTCCGGCACGATAGTAACTGATTGGAGAACCTCCAACTCCGGCGGCGTACCCAATGGATACGCAGTCGCAATAAGAGGGAAGTAAGGCTCCAACCTATCATGCCAGCGACGCCAAACAAATTTCTGATTTCCAGAGATCCGTTCGGACGTCTGCCCAGGACCATGCTTAGGAAGTAAATTGTCAGGAGAGTAATCCCCGAACATATTACCCCAAAGCATAGCAGAAACTTCACGAAAATCGTGTCGATCCTGCTCTTGGACAGAAAACTCGCCAAGCTCTTGCTCGATCTTAATGAAATTGTCAAGTGACGCTTGTACCCTTTGGGGGGTACAGGCAAAGTCCACTTTCTTGAACAGCAGACATATTTGTCTAACTGATTCAACGATCGAAGGACAATCACAAGACATGTCTCTACTAAAAGTAGAACAATCATGGATCTTAACTCCCGTCACCCTGTCGAATACATGACTAAGCATACCCTGCAAAAAAGCGGGGATTGCTTCGTTTTTTACACGTTTAAAACCGCGAAAAAACGTAGAGTCAATCCGGCCAATTTCAAGAGACTGTTCAAAGTCTCGAGAAAAGGCAGGAAGGGTAATCGTCAAAAACGATTGACCTTCAAATTCGACACGTGATCTAACAGTTTCGAGATCACGTAAATCGGTGACATCAGCGGAACACCTGCTGCATGCGTCTATATAGACGAAATACAGCAATCCTAAGAAGTCACTTACGGTGCTTTTCATGGTGGCCCTTTCTAAAGGAGGGTCTACCAATCAGACCACCGGACTTCAGACACCCCAGTAGAAAACTACTAGGGACAGACCGCCACACACGTTAGTGCTCAGAAAACTGATCGTCAGCTTTCGCCGCCGAACAGTTTACCGATCATGGTGCTGTCAAGCAAGCCAAAAAGGCCTGCTGCTTGCTGCGCCATCTCAGTAGCTGTGAACCCGAATTGCGGGTGATCAAAGATAATCTGAGTGGAGAGAGTGTCGTAGTCGTTGACGCTGGTCAATGGATCAGTGACAACGGCTTTACGCTCAATCTTAACCAACGTTCTCGTCCTAGTGCCCGAAGGCTGGTGCGAGACCGTTAGAGTGTACGTGCCATCTGCTTTTTGATAGACAGCTTTTTGGCCGTCTCTCTTAATTAGAGGCATGGACTGCGCAACACTGTTGACAGTGACGGACTGGGGATCTGCTAAAGCCATGTGGCTGACTCCTTTCAGAAGTTAGTCATTTGGACTGGAATCACAACGAAGGCTGACAATTTCCTACGCTGATGGAGCATCCAGTTGATGTATCCAAAGCTAGGTTAGGTCTTTTTGGAAATTCCTAACGCAGCAAGGATGGTTAATTGTCTTGGGCTCAAATCGCTCCAAGACAGGCGAAAACCGTATGGATTATCTGCACTAACACGTTGCTTACTTTGATAAGAGACTTCAAACTTAAAACGTTTAAAGCCCTCAGCAAATGGTAACTCGACTTCCATAGTACGAGTAACCTTACGCAACGCAGTAATGTAGAAATATTGGGCGACTACGCTGTCTAGGGCTTCATCGGAGAGACGTTGAATACGTGCCCCCAATGAAGAAACCCAGTCAGCGAGCCAGGTCCAAGGTATCGCTTTATAGATGTTCGAGGGTGTTGGTCTGAGACCAGATACAGTAATGTATCTGAGAAACTCATTCCAAAAGGAGTTATATTCACCCAAAGAATCATCAAATTCAGGACGATAGTAACTGAACTTTCCACTAGCATGTATGGACAAAGAATTTGTCTCATACACTCTGTAAGCAGGACTCCTAAGGAAGAAACTTCCAGGGAATGCTACCGGGAAACAGGGTATCGCGAAACTATCCGGTCCACTAAGGACTGTATAGGGCACGATATCAGAAACATCTTCGTCCTTATAAACTTCGACGTGCTGCCTAACCCCGCGACCATTTTCTCGACGAATTTTGTCGAAAATCTGTTGCGCTTTGAAGTAAATTTCCCCAAAGGATTTTACATCAGAAAGGAAAGGAGCCCAGCCAAATTGCTGGTTGACAAACTGGTCTGCGATGCGCTTAGGCGTCATCACCTTCGGCCCTCCTTCACCTCCAAGTTTTAACCATGAATCATGGAAAAATCTGGAAGTAGTGAAAAGGGAACGAGGTATATCTTCCGCTTCTTTAAGGAAGACATACAGACTAGCAAACTCAAGTTTCGGCTTAGCCTTAAGCCAAGCCGCGTCGAAGTAGGGAGCCACATCAGGTAAAAGCGCATTACTGTTTCTGGTAAGGAAAGCGAGGGGCGTTGCAGCCCAACCACTACCCCACCAGGACAACGCGGGAGGACAAAAACCTCCCTCGTAACGATGGGTCCCTGACACATCGTAGTATACGCTATCTTCGACTTTGCCTGCCTTTGGCAGGCTGGTCTGAACTTTGACATTAAGGTACGGGCCACCGCTGCGATAAGGGGGACGGCCGTGGAGTTCATCCACGGTAATCTCACCTTGACACAGGGAGACATCCGGACTATAATAAACTTCTTGGTAGAAGTTATCCGCCCATTTAGAATAGGGAACGCCGCCGTCGATCCCGGTGAGTAAACTCCTAAACCCACCGAGACGAATAGCTGAGTTCCAAGTTCCACCCCCGTTGACCGAAGGGTCAACAGGAGTGAGGCGGAGTCGTGTACGTTCATGTGGTTCCACAAAAGAATACCTCCATACGAGCTGTTCAATTTGAAGACAAAGCTTCAATGCTAATCTGCAATTGACAGCTTTATCGGAGAACACCATCACTGATGTCCACAGAGAGGGGGAAAC